CCCTTAGGGGGGTCGTGCCAATCCTTGGCATTCATTTCGAGCCCTCTCGGCTTGCGCGGAGAGAAATCGGGGTATATACCTTGTACCGTCTCACAAACAACGTCCAGGATCCACAAGTGTACCCAATCCACGAGTATATTAACGGACCTGACTTTAATAATCAGCCCGGATATACATCATCGGATTTTGCTACACCTGGGGAATACTGGGAGTCGTTTGGTGATGAGACACCCTCGTTTAGAAAAGCTTTGAGATCGAAAATCTTACTGCCGCTAAACGCCTACAAATCGCATCATAACGTGGTTACCCACGCTCAAACTCATTGGAGATACACCGAAGGTAGGAACTACTGGACTACGTACTCTGATCATATGTCCTATATGATCACGCGCGCAGACATAGTGCCTTCCGATGTTGTTATTAACGATTGGATGGAGCGGGCTAACATTCGGCTTGATGTACTTGTCTCTGAAGCTTTATCTTCTCTTGCCACGCGATATTTCGACGTGGGAACTTTCCTGGGAGAGTTGAAAGAAACAATCGAAATGTTCTATCAGCTGTTCTGGAGGTTCATTAAATGGCTTACTATGCGTTCACTCAAAGACTTGCAAGATGGATGGATGACTTATAGATATGGATTAAAACCCTTATACTATGACATCTTGTCCTTCATCAAGACATTAAATGAGGTAAACGACAATTATACCATTTACAAAGAGCGGAAAGGGTCCTCTTCTACACTTTCGTGGACAGATACAACAGATCTTGGTTTTGCAACCAAAGAAATGAAGTATCACGTCGACTTTAGCTGTCGAGGATCCGTTGTCTCGGCCATGAGGCCCGAGTCCTTCAGAGTAGGAGTACTAACTACATCATGGGAGCTGTTAAGGCTTTCCTTCGTTGTGGACTGGTTCCTAAGTGTAGGGTCCATGCTTACCGCCTGGGAGGCACAATTGGAATTCCCGGATTATCGATCATCTGGTGGTGTTAAATGCTCTTATAGCATCCAAGCACGCACTTATGATTTGAAAATTCCAGGATGGACAGTTGAAGACTACGGAAGTAGTGCTGCCTCAACAGGAAAATACCTGCTGAGAACATCAGTTGGTCCCGCAACATGGCCACAATGGCGTCCAACGCTCAACATCTCAAGACTCCTGGATCTCCAGGTTATATTGGGAAGATGGGCGAAGGGTAAACCGATATGAAACACGTAGTGCTCTTCATGTCATTCCTCTTGATCCTGCTATCTACGGCGGAAAGCCCTGGTAGCCAGTCTATCATCACTCAACATCCTAAAAGGATATTTTATGACAACGATTGTCACACCACTCAAGGCATTCTCCACTACCGGAAATGTCACGACCTATGCAGCTCCGCAACATACTATTGCCGAGCCGCGCCTTGTTATCCAGAAGCGTGCCGTCCCTTCCACCGCAGCTGGCGTTGCCCAAACTTCCGTAAAGGTTGTTTATGGTACGTCTGATGCGTCGGATATGCCTATCGCTCAACGGATTTCGTTCGAAGCTATTGGTCGTCTCCCAGTCATGGCCAACGATACCGACGTTGACAACGCAATCGCGCTTTACCGCGAGATTGTTGCGTCCGACGAATTCGTCGTTGCCATGAAGCAGCAGCTGGCTATCGTATAACTACGATGGTATTGCTAACTACTACCTGATTAAAGGAGGCCTTATGCGTGATGCAAAGGCAATAAAGTTTGATGTGTGGCGTGCTGCCACACTCTACTTACTCGACCACCAGCACGAACTGCCGGTTGACATCTTTAACAAAATTTCCGGCGCACTTCGCGCCAGAGATGTCACCAAAGTCTGTTCGATGAGCTATCATCCGAATATCGGGATGAGGCCTTTCCAAATTGCAACACAGGTTCAGGCGTTCTTTTCAAAGAACTCTGATTTTAGCTCGAATGACGTTTGTACGGCGCAAGCCATTACAAACTTCAAAAAAGCTGAGAGCCTGTGTAACATAACCAACAAACGCCTGCGTCATTATGCAGCATATCCTGACCGGTGTAAACACTGGTCGGAAGTTGCGAAGATGCAGAGTGTAATTGCGTCTGTAATTGGATCGGTCACTGAAGCCTTGGATATGTTTCCAAGCGCGGTACGTTTCACTTCTGGTGCCACTGAGTCCCGCACTAAGAAAGATTCATCGCCCTACATGAAAATACGTAGGACTATGAGTATCTCTCCTGGTGCCGTTCCCTTGGCCTGCGCGATGCTCCGTAAACTAGGAGTAATTGAGTCTGAGACGGAGGTTTATCCTCCACGAAAAGATTCAAGCGTACGGCTAAGATTGACTGACTTTAACCGAGTTGTCTTTGTTCCGAAGAACTATAAGACACACAGATCAATAGCTGCTGAAGCGGATTTTAATCTTCCATTTCAGTTGGCCATTGACCGCCACATTAAGACGAAACTTCGTCGGGTGGGTATTGATCTCGGTTCACAAAAACGCAATCAAGAGTTGGCCCGGCAGGGTTCACTCGACGGATCCGTCGCTACCATTGATTTAAGGATGGCATGCGATAGCATGTGACGCGAAGCTGTTAGGCTCCGAATGCCTGGTAGCTGGTACGAACTATTGGCTCGACTACGTGCTAAAGGAGATAAATCTTCCTTCGGTAGTGGTCTTTATTCAAAGTTCAGCAGCATGGGAAACGGCTTTACATTCACGCTTGAAACACTAATGTTTTACGCGGCGTGCAAAGCTGTTGGATCTGAAGTCGCGTGTGTATACGGTGATGACATAATAGTCGAAACCGAGTACGCTACAAGACTTATCTCATTATTGCGTTTTATTGGCTTCACGCCTAACGTACAGAAGACTTTCGTCAACGGCCCTTTCCGGGAAAGTTGCGGGGCGGATTTTTACCTGGGTGTGAACGTTCGTTCGTTCTACATCAGAAAATCCACAAACCTCAACTTAAAGGAATTAAGCCATGTTGTTAACGGGCTCGTACGAATTGGCCATGCCAATGGTCTACTATGGGATTATCTCCGTGGCCTTACTATGCGTAACAATTTACGTTTGGTACCGGTCACTGAGGAGTCAGGTGCAGGAATCCACATCGACGTTAGCTCAGCTTATCATTTTGGTAAGCTTCGTTCTCGTTATGGGATTCCCGAATATCGGGGATACAGCGAAGTCGCTGTTCGCGATAGTATTAACTCTTCTGATCATCGGCGCCGCATGAGAATTGCCGGCGGTGTAAAAGGATATATTCTTACATCCCTATACCATCAGATCCTAGTAGATAAAGTCAGCAACGCGCGTTTAACGATGCGCGAATATGCACTGCTTTTCAAAGAGAGTAGTGTGTACACGAACGTCGAGACTGACCGCAAGGTAGTCACGAGTTGGAAGAGATTCAATCCATTGAATCGTATTCCGAGCTACCTGTATCTTTGGAC